ACACATCATAATTCATCGGCTTACGTTTCACAACTTTCTTCTCTTGAATCATAAGCCCAATGTACCTAAAAGCATCTGCTCCATGCGAATAATTGTCATGAAGTGGCTTTTGACTAAAAGCTTTGGTGTCTGGATCTACATCGTACCGATAATGTCGCAAACAATCTAGCCCTGCTGCCGTATTATTTTTGTCAAAATAACATGATCCAAATATGGTTCTTGCAGCATTAATTGAATCAGCAATAGGAACCTTGCCAATAATTCTGACGTTATAGCCTGAGTTGCGAACAATATCTTCTAGGCTCCTACCGTTAGCTGCCAAAGTCTTATTTTGAGCATCATGAGGCAAATATAAGGTGTCATAGACATATCCGAATGTCTGCATCCTAGCCAATATTTCGCTGATTGTGGTCTGAGTTGTTTCAAAATAACGGATTAGCCTGGTTTCCATACCTACAAATTGAACAAACCAAACCGCAGTTGCATCAGCCCATCCAATATCGAATACCGCCATTACTGGCTTAGTAGCATCGTATGGCACATTGGTTATTCGTTGGTCTTGCTCTGCTCTAGCCATTTCTTTAGCAAATACAGCTCCATCAATGGTTGACCTTGTAAAGCCTTCCCATACGTTCTGATAAGCCTCAAAATCCCTAGTTCTTAGGGTATTTCGTTCAATATCCAATACTTCAGGAAACCAAGGGTTATCGTTCCAGTTAACTTTTTGCACTACAGCATTATCAGGAGGACTAATGACAAACCGCTTATAGGTTTCATCTGTTGGCAGTTCTGGATTAAAAGTAATCCAAATTTCGCTATTTTCTTTACGAATGGTAGGGATCAAAATATCCCAAGAAACTGCTGTTACGTTGTTTGCTTCCTCTACCCAGCAGTAATCAATGCCCTCAATAGACTTTAAGCCGTTGATATTGTTCTTGATTCCAGCAAAGATAAACTCTGTGCCATTTACCCCTCTGATTGAGGTCTGAGTAATCTCATATAGGCTTTCAAGCCTTAAATTGTAGATTTGATCTACCAAAAGTTTGTGAACTGAGTCTTTAATGGAAGTCTGAAACTCCCTAGCGCATAAGATTCTGACTGTTCTTGTTGCACCTATGCAGAGTAATGCCCTAGCTACAGAATGAGATTTACCAGCTCCACGCCCACCATAAAGAACACGATAACGGCTGTTTTTTGGTTCAAATAGGCATTTTAGTTTGGCAGGAAATTGGGGCCAAATAACCCCTTTTTCGTCAATCTTTGTTTCCATCAGGCTCTACAAAGCTCATAGCTATTGCGCTAATGACTGTTCCATCAGATGAAGTAATGTCGGTAGCCTGTATTGGCTTTCCTTCTACTCTATCCATAATGATGCTTAATGCAGCAAGACTTCCATCTTCAGCTTCTTTAAAAATGCCTTCAATAATCTTTTCCATCTTTTCAGGATTGGCAAGAATAAACCTTTTCATCTGCTCAGTAAAAGGCTTCTTCTTAGCATTTTGATTGCCAATAGGAGCCCCTACCTTTTTAGGTTCATCAGGAATAATTGATTCTTGTTCCATGTCCATGATTTTATTGGATATTAAAGTTAGTAAACAATTACTTACTCATTAGCCATTGAATCGCTATTAGCTTCAGCCTGATCTACATCAGCTTGCACCTCTGGACTATTTTGCACATTCTTCCATTGGTCTTGCAACTCTTGTGGCACTCCAGGTTGATTGATAACTGCGTTCATATCCGCTTGAATTTCATCAATGCTTTGCGGAACAGGATAAGGAAGGTAAAAATTAGGGCTTGTCATTCCGCTACTACTTCTACTGGAGTTTGCTCTTTTACTTGAGGTTCAGCAATAGCCTGAATTTGATCAATTAGGGGTTTAGCAAATCTATACGGCATTTGGTCGCAATAAGACAAAATAGCGTTTAGTTGTTCAATAGTGAATGTTACGTTCATTTTTTACCTTTCGTTTTCTTTGTTGCTTCTTTTTTAACTGCGTAACTAATGGCAACGGCTTGTTTTACTGGTTTACCAGCTTTTACTTCGGTTTTAATATTTTCTTTAAATGCTTTAGGGCTTGCTGATTTTTTGAGTGGCATGGTCTTGCTCCGAGTTGTAGCTTTTTTAAGAGCTGGTTTACGAGGTTTATCTTCATCTAACAACTGCTGAAGTCTTGTTTCTCTAAATTTGGCTGATTCATTGTTAAATGCTGCCCAAGAAGTGATGATTTGTTCTGTGGTCATAGACTTTGATTTCCAAGGCCATGCATTTTTTAACCATTTAAGCATTTTCAGACTCCTCTTGAAAGCAAATATCTTGCCAGCTCATGACTAGGTATTTAACGCCATCTTCAACATAAGGGAAGTATTTAAGATATTCCTCGCCTTTGTCATCGTTCATAGTGCCAAATCGAACTCTAGCTCCTACTTGAATAGGCATATCTTCTCTGCGACCACCTGATAATTTCTTTCCAGGGCCTACAGCTATGACTGTACCCATGTTTTCTACTTCTTTGTTATCAACAAAAATAATGCTAGAAAGCTCTCGAACATCAGGTTTTACAACAATTTTGTCTGCTAATGGCTTTAAATTCATGCTTTTCTTGGCCTTCCTGGTTTCTTTTTTGGTTCAGAAATCAATACTGGTTCAGTCATCATTTGAACTATTTGCTCTAAAGCTAAACTTTCAGTCAGTTGCCACTCGCCACACCAATCGTCATTGGATTTATTAACGGCAGAAGGGAATCGCTTACAGATTCCCATGCGTTCACCTACAACGAAAAATAGACAGGAATTACAACTGTCTTTATTCTTTTCTACAGCCATTAACTTCTCCGATTAGTTTTTGGTTAGAAAGCCTTGGGAGGTCACGCACCCAGGGCTTTCGCATTACATAGGGTCTTTTTCGTTTTTATCTTCTGCGCCATAAGCTGTGCGCTTATGCTCATAGCAAACACCAGCAGTACGGCCTGTGTTGAACTCTTTGTCAGAGCCAATAGCATCTTCTTTGCCCATAGCGACACCGCCACGAACTGCTTTAGCATGACGTTCGCCTTTAGTATCGGCTGCATCAGCACCTTTAGGAACTACTACACCCTTGGCTGGTACGCCTTTAGTGCTGTTTGGATTAGTTGTTTTGCCCATTGCCATTTTAATTTTCCTTTTGCAAAAGAAGCTACAAATCGTAGCTCCGTTAATTTTAGGTCAATCTTAACCCATGTCAAGCATTTTAATTAATCTAATGGCAGCATCAACTGAATCTATCCGACTGACTGCTCCACCTCGCCAGGTTTGCATAAACTTTACTTGAGGATCAGTAAATGCAGCTTTTGAATCTCGCTTAATCTCAACTAAACAACTTACGCCTTTGTAGCCAATTAACAGATCTGGACAGCCTTGGCCTACTCTAGAAAGATTTAAAACAGAAGCCCCCAACGCTATAAACGTATGAATTATTTGATTTTGGTTTTCATCCACTCGTTTTTTGTAATAAGTCATTGGTTTTTTCTATTAATTCTTCAGGGCTTATTCCCCAATAAGATGTAAATCCTTTAGCCCCAAGTGCGTGATAACTGGAATCTCCAAGTCGATGATGGTAAGCGCATAAGGGGATGACAGGCGCAAGATTTCTTTTTCCTCCATACCTTCTAACGTGATGCATTTCCACTTCTGTATCGGTTGTTTCAATTCCTTGCTGCCTACACAATATGCAGCCCAATCGTGTCAATTTTGCATAAATCTCTTTTTCTGCTTTGGTTGCCATTAAAAAAGTTCCGTTAAATCGACATATTTAAACAATGTTTTAGGAACATCATAATAAGCTTCATGCTTAGTTTCATCACGCATTTCTATGGTCGGAAAGCTTAAAGCTTTTGTTCCTGTGATCCAGTAAGCATGAGTCATATCTTGGTTTAATGCAAAAAACAGCGTTTTAGGTATTTCTAGCATATGTTTTTTTCTTACAGGCACATGGATTGTAGGAAAAGGACAATGGGGATTCCAAGATCTAACCTCAACTTCGGCAAACCCTACAGGAACAGAGCCCCTATGAATAATTAAGTCTGTGCCATAAATATCAGGATTATCTAAAGCTGTAAGCCCCCATTTCATAGAAATCCATTCAGCTACCGCAGCTCTAGCTGGAGGATCGTATTTGTCATGAAGGGCCTGATCAAACTTTTTTATCTTCACCAGCAATATCCTGTAGTTTTAAGGCCATTTCTACTAAATCGGTAGCAATTTCATAAGCTCTTTGCTTATCTTGTTTGAGCATTGCATCGTAATAACCATCCAAAAGCTTTTTGGATACTAAAAAAGGTAAGCTAAAGTCTTTCATTTTTTTCCTTTTAAGTGAAAAGTATTGATTGAGTTAAAACTTTGCCACCAGCATCATATTGTTTTGTTTCACCTTTTGGATAAGGCAAAACATCATAATTAAGTTTGCGTTGCAACAATTTTTTGTCTGTTTTTGTGCCATGAAAGTATATGTATCTATGTTTTGCGCTTCTAAATTGCCTTATGGATGGGTCTGTAGCGTGTCTACTATGTTTTCCTTTACCAGCACTCATATCTGTGCGTTCTTTAGTAGTTCCAGTAAACAAAAAGTTTGTAGCTTGATACACATAACCTACATGACCTTGCGCTGTATCTGCATAGGAAACAATAATTTTAGGTTTAGGCAACATTTTGATTGAATTTCCAACCAAAAAACTAGACTGATTTTTAGTGTTATGAAGCAAACAAAGTCTATTTAATTCAAGCACAAATTCCTTGTAATCTTTACCGCAAATACCTTCACAAAGACTGTTAGATGCTGGAGTACCATAAGTTACAACTCCAACTAATTGATTTTCCTCATAAAGTCCAAAAGCGTAACTTATGCAAGGAAGTCGCTTTGCATAATGTTTTTCCATTATCCAAGGCACAGCTTCTTCAGACTTTATTGGAATAACAATTAATTTAATAGGCATTACATATTTCCTTGTCTGCGATTAGAAGATAAAGTGCGCCAAATATCAATAATCCGCATTTCATGATTGCGTTCATTGTCTATTTTCTTAAATTGTTTTAAAGCTTCAGTCCAAGCTTGTACCGCTTGTGCGTATTTATCGCTTGATAGAGCCTTTGCTTCTCTTTCTGCTACTGTGCCTTCAGCCAATAGAAAAGAATGGCTCTTAGCCTGTTTTAAGCCTTCCTCAAGGTATTTAACTTGACCAGCCCAAGCTGCATGAGATTCATCTGTAGAAGAAAGTTTAATTAATGCTTCTTCCACCCTGTTTTCCGTTAATTGTTCAAGATTCATTTCCATTCTCCATATTCATCTGCTCTATTTCCCTTCATCCATTGGTTTTCTAAATCTCTTAATAATTCCTTACTAAATCTGCTTTTTTGCAAATAAATTCTAAATTGCGCCAAACCCCACGTTCTTCGCCAATAAATAAGCTGGCGCACAGCACATCGATGTTTATGCTTTTCTTCATCCATCTAATCGTTTTTTAAGGAGTTCAAAAGCGGTTGCTGCCACTCTTGGAACTTGTGCATTTCCAATGGCTTTAATTCTGTCCACTTGTCCGGAAAGTCCATTATGAGTTCTACATAATCCGGATGATAGTATTGCTCTGAGTCCTTGCTCGTTCTTATCCACTCGGTTGTAAACGATGCCCTGTAATCTTGGCTTCCCCAATATCTTTTGCTTGCTGCGCCTCTCCACATGCTGGTGACTGGAGTCGGAAGCCAACACCCATATTCGTTCTCTCCGATGGGGCAGTCCGATGTAGTCTGCTCCCAACACACCCCATTCCGCATCGAACCCCATTTGGGCCAAATCTGCAAGGACTCGTTCGAGTCCTCGAGAAGTGAGCATTGGACTGTTTTCAATGAATGCGTATTTGGGTCGTACTTCGCCAATAATCCTTGCCATCTCTCGCCACATTCCGCTTCTTTCGCCTTCAATGCCCCCCCCTTTTCCTGCTGCGCTGATGTCTTGACATGGAAATCCGCCAGAAATGACATCAACAATTCCTCGCCAAGGCTTTCCATCAAAGGTTTGAACGTCATCCCATATTGGGAAACTCGGCAAAAGTCCATCGTTTTGCCTGGCGCACAATACGCTTGCTGGATAGGCTTCCCATTCGACTGCACAGACTGTTCGCCATCCAAGCAAATGTCCCCCAAGTATTCCTCCACCAGCACCTTCGAAAAGAGCCAACTCATTCATGCCACCTTCCTTTTATCCCTAAAATCTAGAATAAATTTCCTCATTTCTTGGTAACTGTTGAACCTGGCTCTACTCGGATCTCCACCACATTCAATCCTATAAGCAGCTTCAATCTGAGCATCAGTACCTAAAGGCATTAGCTTTTCTTCAGGAGCTTGCTCAATTACCACCTCATCCAGCCAATGCTGACCTTTTAACCAGCGTTCAGGGTCTTTCCTAAACTTGTTATCAGGCTTGGCTTTTTTGTCTGCTTTAGCCTTTTCAACAATTTTTTGTAATAAATCGTCTTTGAAGGCTATTTTTGACCATGCCTTTAGTGAATTTGGTTTGCCTACTTTTTTATCATAAGCATCCCAAAATAAATCAAAGCCGATAGGCTGTATGTTTTTTATTGGTTTATGGTTATTGGTTATTGGTTTATGGTTAGCATTGCCTTCGGATTGCGTTGGTATTGCGTTCGCATCAACTTCCTTATGTTTACTGCTCCAGCGAGCCATTGCGGATGCTCTAGCACTAGCTGATTTACCATGAAATTTAGCTATTCCATCCTCGCATCTTTTATGAATATACCCAAATTCAGTCAATTCAAAGAAGTCTGTTAATACGTTTTGAAGCGATTGCTGTTCTTCCGCAGTCCGAACGCTATGCGAACGCATAAGCTTCGCAAGGTCATTACTTAAAGGAATTTCATCCAAATAATAACTATCTAAAAGTTGCCTATAAATTCCATGCTCAAGCAACGATAGATGAGAAGTATCTTTCCGATAATCCCCAATATTGTGTTGGTAGTAGTGCATTTCAGCCCTTCTTAAAAAGATCAGGTCTTAACATTTCTCTTGTTAAACGCAGCTCTGAAAGCTCCTCAATTTGTCGTAAATACTTGAATGGAACCTTAGTAGAGTTCCATAAATAGATTGTCTGGGGCTTAATTCCAAGCTTTTCAGCCAGGTTTATCAGGCTTCCAAATTCAATCTTTAATAAATCTGATGGGTTCATGTATTGCTCCTTTTTCTCTATCATATAGCAAAAATATAGGAAAATGCGAGCATTAGGGAATCCCCCTATAAAAATAATTGAAAAAACCTATTGCAAACCTATATTTTGATCTATACTGAATCCAGTTCAACAAGTGATGAAGGGAAATAACATGAAACAAGTAATTGACTTTGTAGGTGTAGCAGCTCTTGGTGTAGTTTTAGGATTAATGTTTGCTTATGCTCTTTTAGGAGGGTTTTAATCATGGGAATGAACAGAGCTGATGCTTACTATGAACCAAATGATTACGATGATCGTTCTGATGAGATTGAGGAACGTACCTGGCAACTTTTAAAAGTTGGTGGCAAATTTGACTATAGAACTTCAGGGGCTATTTCTGAGGCTTTAAGTGAAATGGGAGTTGATGATTCTCAAGCTTTGCAAGATGTTATTGATTCAGGTGATTACGAGCAATTAGGTAAAAAACTAATTTCAATGGCTTGTGAATACATGGAAGGTCATGCCAAAAAAGTAGCAGAGTTTGAAATTAACGATTAAGGAAAAGTGATGACTAAATTTTTAGAACTACGCAAAATCAATGTAAACGAGCATACTGAAAAGAAAGGTAAGTTCACTTATTTAAGCTGGTCTTGGGCTGTTGACCAGCTCCTTCAACAAGATCCTCAAGCTACCTGGACTTATGGAGATCCAGTTTACTTTGCTGAAACCCTAATGGTATTTTGCTCAGTAACGGCTTTTGGCAAAACTATGACAGCTCAAATGCCTGTCATTAATAATCAAAACAAAGCTATTGCTAATCCTGATGCAATGGCAGTAAATACAGCAATGCAACGATGCCTGGTTAAAGCTATTGCTTTGCATGGTCTGGCTTTGTATATCTATTCTGGTGAAGATCTTCCTGATGAAGATGTACCTGATTTGACTGTATTAGCAAAAGAATGGGCAGCAGAAATCAATGTATGCAAAACCATTGACGATTTAAAACAAGTTTATGGAACAGCTTATTCTGCTGTAGCTAAAGACAAAAATGCCGTTCAAATAATTGCTAATGCAAAAGACCTACAAAAAGGCATTTTAATGGCGTTGCAATCATGAGCTGGGCAGACAAAGTAGCCATAGCTACGTTAGTTATAGCTTCAGTAATCCTAATGTCAGTAATTCGTTTAGCTATTCGTTTGGGGGGCATATGAACAAACCAGTAGCGTGGATGTTTGAAAAAGATGGTGCATATATGTGCATTAAACACGACAACAAAGTTAATTATGATGGCGGTATTCCACTCTACATTCATCCAGCAAAGACACTAACAGATGAAGAAATAATCAAAGTAAATGAAGATATTGGGACTTGTTGGGATGTTCCTCATAGGTTTGCAATTCAAATTGCTAGAGCAATACTAAGAAAGGCTAGTGAGAAATGAACAATGAACCAGTAGCGTGGATAGATAAAAACACAGGCAAGCCAAGAATGGAAGGTTTTATTCAGACTGACTACGATATTCCACTCTACACCCATCCAGCAAAAACGCTAACAGATGAGGAGATAAATGTAGTAGCTATTCTTCAAGATGCAGAAATTGTGCCACTAGGGCATGAAATTTGGAAAACTGGGGAAGAATTTAACAAATACAAAAAGATTGTATTAGCTACTGCTAAAGCACTAAGAAAGGCACAAGAATGAACGCAAATGAACTTATTAAGGAATTGGAATTTACTGCAATGCCTTGTTTACAAGAAGCAGTTACCACGATACGCCAGCAACAAGCTGAAATAGAAGCGTTGAAAATGGAAATACATTCTTTAACTTATGGCGAAAGACTTGCTGAATACTTAAGAAAGGCACAAGAGTGAACGCATTTCCATATAACCCTACATTCAATCCTGAACATAACGGAATGGATTTGCGTGATTACTTTGCGGCTAAAGCTATGCCATTGGCTTTTAAAGTTTGGGAAAATTACCATTCAAGCGAAGAAAATGATGACACTTACAAAACTAGCAATTTTCAAGCAGATAAACATTATCAAGAATTGATTGCCAATACTGCTTATCAATTTGCTGACGCAATGATGGAAGCAAGAAAATGACCACTTTTACAACTGAGGATAGGATTGCCGTAGAACAAGGTACTCCAGAGTGGCATCAGCTTAGATTAGGCAAGGTAACGGCTTCTAGAGTAGCCGACATATTGGCTAAGACTAAGACAGGGCCATCCGCTTCTAGACAGAATTACCTTATTGAATTAGCCTTACAGCGCACTACAGGCATCATTCAAGAATCTTACTCCAATGCAGCAATGGAGTGGGGTACTCAAACCGAACCACAAGCAAGGGTAGCTTATGAAGTTAATACCAATAATTTTGTCGATCAAGTCGCTTTCATCGACCATCCTAGTATTGAGTGGTTTGGCTGTAGCCCTGATGGGCTTGTGTCTGATAGGGGGATTGTGGAAATTAAGTGTCCTAATAGCGCAACTCATTGGGAATATTTCAAAGCTAAAAAAGCACCTAACAAATATGTTATCCAAATGCAAACGCAAATGGCTGTAACTGGTAGGGATTGGTGCGACTTTATTAGTTTTGATCCTCGGATGCCTGAACGTAGTCAGTTGCTAATTGTGCGAGTTGATAGGGATCAAGCTTTTATTGCTGAAATGGAAGCAGAAGTTAAGCAGTTTTTGAGTGAAGTAGAAGTGGAAGTAAATTTGATGAAGGGAAATTAAATGGCTATTAAATGGTATGTAAAGGCTCCAGTTTCGGAATATGTAGCTCAAGATGGCACAAGTAAAAAACGATATGCTACAGTTGGGATTGTTACCGAAACTAAAAAAGGTGACTTAATGTTGAAATTAGAAATGATTCCATTATTAGGACTTAAAGAAGGTTCTTTTTGGGCCTATCTCAATGTTCCTGAAGATAAAGTAGATACACCTAAATCTTCTAATTTGGCTGATCTTGAGTCCGATATTCCGTTCTAGGAGAAATCATGAAAAAAATAATTTGCGCTTTATTGTTTTTGATTGCAATTTCAGCTTATGGTCAACAACAAGTAATTACTTGTAAAACCCCTGCTGGAGCTGTATTTGTTTATTCAGGCTATTCTTGCCCACCTGGATCAATCAGAGTTTTTTAAGGAGGCCGTATGAATCATCATATTTGGACTGCAAGTGGTACTGACATTACTTTGCGCTGGAGAAAAGCTGGTTGGGTTCCTCCATCAGAGATCCAGTCATACAAAGACAAATGGAAATACTTTCAAGAGCTTCCATTGCGTTCTTTAGATGAGCAAGGCAAAATTGAGTATGAAGGCACTCTTAAACTCAATAAAATCTTTAGGATCAAATAATGGCAACTAAACTAAAAGTTTTGGTTCCTGCTATCAAGGAAAAGTCTGGAAAAGTTATTGTGGCTAAGTCAAAAGCTTATAGCCATGATGAACTTAAAAAGATGGCTGGCAAAGCTGCCAAAGGCGCAAAGCATGAATTTGAGCTTTCTAATGGCAGAATTGTTACTCGTAAAGTAGCAGCAAAAGTAGCTGAAAAAGCTGGAGAAGTTCCTAAGTCTGTAGGAAAAAAACTACATTCTCATAATCTTCGTAGAGCTGAAGGCATTAAAAAGAAAAAAATGTAATGAGTAATGACGAGGCCATGATTTTCAATGCAATCGTAATGATTGGCTTCGCCTTTATTATTTGGTATTTAATCGGAAAAGATAATGACAAGTGAAGATATACCTTTTGCTGGAAACGTGAAAGTTCCATCAGATGATTGTGAAGAAGCATTTTTTGCTGTTTATCCTGATTTCTTTTATGAAGGATCTACAGCTCTTAATCTGTGGACTCAAGCCTGGCAAGCATCTTTAGACCATGTTGAGAACAAAAAGCCTTTAATTCAGCTTATATGACAAAAAAGCCCAAAAGAAGTAAGCATGAGCAAGAAGCAATGGCTGAATATTTAACTAAAAAATTTGCTGAGATTGATGCTCAACAAGAGTTAATTCCAGTAGTGATGCAAAGAGGTGAATGGGAAGCTCTTAAATACACAATAGAGCTTGCCCTTAACCTTAAACATAAAAAACGATTACATCGCTAAAATATCCATTGCTTTATGAGTTTTGTCTATTCTGTCTTGCAGACCTAAGACACCACCATTAATGCGTTTTGTAATTAATTCCCACGATTCATTATCGGCAAGGTCGTTTAAGTTTCTTTTGTTCCAGAACCATCCAGCAGACATACAAGCCCATTCAGGATCTAATAGAAGCTCTGGATGCTCTGCAAATGGTTGACCTAATGCATTTCCACAAGCAGTTACGTTAGAACGGCCTGTAAGCTGTATAACGCCTCTGCCATGAAATTTCCAGCCATCACCATCTTCAGTATTACCAAGATCAGCTCTACCGCCATAAACCTTGTTTGCAATAGCTTCTGGATTGTTTGCGTATTTCTCAGCAGTTGCATCATCAGGAAAACGAGAAGGCCAAACTCTCATCAAAGCACCAGCAGAATAATGAAGGTTTTCTTCTAGGGTTTTAAAATTATTAGATTCATGCTGGCATTGGCCTATAAAGGCTGCTTGGCGTTTTGGAGTATCTATGCCATATTTGGCAAAAGTATCATTTAAAGGTTTGAGCCATTTAGGATCAATTCCTAATGCTTGAAGCTGTTGATTATTTAATTGCATCATATTGTTTATAACAAGCATCTAGACCAGTTCTTATTTGGTCTGCTCTGGCAGCTTCCCTGATAAGAAATTCTGCATCTTCGGCATAAAGGGTTGCCCCAGTTCCACTTTGTCCATTGCTGGTGGTGTCAGAACGGCTGGGCCTGTTCCGCAACTGGACAAGAGCATTAGCAAGCTGATTATTGATAGACTGTATTTGAGCATCTTTAACTTTCCTTATTTCGTCAGTTTTGGCTTGTTGTTCAATTTCTTTTTTCCTTGTTTCTTCAATAATTGATGCTTTAAAAGCCAAGAATCGACTATGTTCAAAATTGTAACCAAGGTAAGCGGAAAAGAGTAAAGCAAAAGCAATAGCTACAAGTTTGACATAAGTAAGTATTGGTAAAGGAAACATTATTCTATTGGTTTAGAAGTTATAAAGCGCAATATAGCAACGATAATGCCAATAACAATAAGACAAATGCCATAATATTTTGGATCAATAAGGTTTTGGACATAAGAAAAGTTGTCAAATAAAGCTCCAAAAATCACCAATGCTAATGAAAACCACATTGTTTTTGATCTTTGAGCTTTCATTTTGAATGATAAAGACCAGCAACAAAGCTTAGTAATCCGCTAATTCCAGATACTAAAGCCATTCCAACCCATAAACCACCTGATGATTTATCGGCAATACTGACAAGGCGATCAATAGAGCTTTCTAGCTTATCAATTTTCTTTTCCATTGAATCAAATTTACGCTCATAATCTTCGACTTTTTGCCAAAGAACACCATATCTAACTGGATCAAAATCGAAAGACATTTCATAAATCCTTATTTACCAATATTTTTTAATTTTACGTTAGATATAAAAAATAAATTTACTGTTCTTCTTGCGTTTTATTGATATTTTGTAACATATCAGCAAGAGCATTAGCTTTTTTCTGACCTATGCCTGTTTTTTCAGATAATTTAGAAAGTGCTTTTGCGCCACGACCACCAGCATATAAAGCTTCTCCAACCAATCTAGGTGTTTGAAATGGAATTGCTGCCCAAAATGCAGGATTTACTAATCCAGCTAGAGTTGAAGCATTTTCAACAGTTCCAGCCAATCCTCTGGCAACAGGAGAACTCATAGCTTGTCCTGATAAAGCATTAATAAATGGTCTACCACCTTCTTGTTCTAATTGTTGAGCAAGAGTTAATCTTTGACCATAATTTGTATTTACATTGTTTCTTGTAATGCTTTGCAATTTACGCATTGCAGTATCAGCAGAAGCTTTATTTCCCAGAGAAAGAGCTTTTTCAATTTCTTTAATTGTGTCTGAAGCCTCATGATAATCATTCATTACTTGAGCATATTTAGGGGCTTGAGCAGAAATAGTGTCTTTAACAGCGTTATAAATATTTCCGCCAATACGATTTGAATTAGCTTCCTCGTATGGAATACGATTTGTAATTGCTCCAATTCGTTGTTTTAATGCATCTAAACCTTCAGGTGTATGATATTCAGCAGGGTTTAAATTTCTCCAGGCATTAATTTCTTTAGACAATTCATCAATATTTTGCAATGCAATATCATCTTTTGCTTTTCCTTTAAAAGAAATAGAATCTTTAGCTTTTTGTAATGCAGAATCAATATCATTAAAACTTAAGACAGATTTATCTCCTGTTATATCTGTCATGCCTGAACGATAAGCATTGCTTCTGTTTTCATGCATTTTTGCTAAATTAGCTCTAGCAGCGTCTAACGGAGCATTTATAGGTGCATTACCACGCATTTGATTTACAAATGAAGTATCGCCTGTGAAACCAGCTTTTGCTGCATTGGCAATGTTTTCTGAACCAACTCCAGTAAGAGAACCAAGCAAAGGCTTTCCTACTGCTGAAACAACATTTCCTGTAGCTGTTACAGGATTTACATTTTCAGCAACTTTTTCTGCTGTTTGCAATACTTTTTCAGGAACACCTGCTTTTTCAGCTAAATTTGCAGCTTTTTCAATAACCCCTGTTTTACTTGCCAAAGATGAGCCACCAGACAAAATGGCAGCAACATCACTAGCAACTCCTACTGGGTCTGTAGCAATTGCTTCTTTAAAGCCTTCGCTTGTGCCATATCTGTTTTTATATAAATGGCCTACAGCATTAGCTGTTTGAACTGCTCTCTCTTTAGCATCAGGATTCCAATCTGCTTTATCAATCCAATCAGCAATATGATTTGGAGTAATATTGTGCAAAGTTCCTGCTGCTAAATCCATTACACCGCCAGCAGTTCTAATGGGATGTCTTACTGTTTCATAAATATTTTTTCCAAATTCTATTGCACTTTTTGGAACATTTGTAATTGCTTGAATAGGAACATCAGCCCAATCAATACCCTCTTGTTCAGTATTTTTTAAAATACTAGAAATATCTTGACTTGAAATTTTAGGCGCAGGCTCTTCAACTTTGCCACCTTTAATAATTCCAGACAAATCTTGAGCTGTTATTCCCATTATTTACCTACTAAATCAAGTAATTTTTGACGTTTGTTCATCAACTCTTGAATTTGAGCATCTGACATTCCTGAAAATTCTTTAGCTAGATGTTGTTTATCTGCTTTAGTTAAATCTTTAACAGATTTATCTCCAATAACGCTAATTAAATGAACAACTTTAGGTTCAGCAACTTTTGAATAATCATTGTTAAATTGATTTACAGATTGCAAATTAGGCTTATTAATATCTCCACCATGATTCAATAATCCTCTTTGATAAAGCTCTTGCCCCATCAAATTGCCATTATCTTTATAAATAATTTCTCTTAATGCCCCTCTATTAGTTCCAAATGAGCCAAAAGCAGACCTTTGAGAAGATTGATCTTGATTAGACCTTGCAGATTCATAACGAATACGTTGTTCAAGATATTTAATAATTTCTTGTTGTTTGTCATTAAGACCAATTCCACCAGTTTTATTGGCAATAGCATTAGAAATTGCTCCAATATCAAGGCTTGGGTCATCCAACAATTTTTGTATTTTTTCGTTGGTATATCTTTGATTTGGAACTGCATCAGGCTCATTAATGTTTAATGCTTTTTGAGCCGTTGGAAGCATTTTTGAAACTTCACCTGCACGAGTTCTAAACGCATCATAAGGCTCTCCTGCAATGTAAGGAACAGCCGATGAACCTTTAGGTTGACTCATAGCTTGAGCAGTTACACCACCTGTAGATGCTGGAGCAGTTGTTCTTGCTGGTACATTAGATGGCATATTTGTAACATTTGCACCGCCTCCTTGTACTGGAGCAGCTTGAACAGAAACAGGTCTATTTTCAAGATTTCCTGCTTGTGGAACACCGCCACCTCCAAAAGCCATTGGTGCTCCTGTAGGAGATGTAGCAACTTGTGGAGCAAGTGATTTTTGTAAATATGGCCCAGTAGGAACTCCAGGCTGTTCTGCTGCTAATAATTGATTGCCTGTTGCAGTTGATACTATATTTCCTCCAACATCAACTTGCGAAACTTTTGGATAAAGCGCTTCTAATTGACCTTGTGCGGTCAAAGAACGAGCCATATTTTGAGCTAACCATGCTTTTAATTGTTTTTCATTTCCACCTACAGGTAAGCCAGATAATGTTTGTTGCACTACATTATCAGGAGTTCCAGCATTTTTAGCGTGAGTTTTAACAGAATCAATAATGTCTTGTGCCGTTAAATCAGGATTATTAATTAATCTTTGTTGGTCTTGAATAACATTAGTTAAATGACTTTGATAATTTGCTAATTGTGATGTATCAGCTTCAGCAGTTGCTTTTTTAGCTGTTGCTTTACCAGTTTCAATTTCAGAAGGCAATAATGCTTTCTTTTTTTGCAGTTCTAAAGTTTTGCCTGAAATGTCAAGCATATCCGCAATAGTCAAAGGTTTTGGAGCATTTTGATTACCATAAATGCTTGCATCAATATTTTGACCTAATGATGGAACTGAAACTCCGCTTGTGCCAATTGCCATATTTATTCCTTAATTAAGCTGGTACAAATCCACCAATACCAGTACCACCGCCACCCATATTGCTATAACCTCCAGAAGGTGCGCCACCAATTTGAGGTGCGTTCCAATTTTGAGAACTAAGAGAAGATAAAGCACTTCCAGAATTTGCATTATTTTGACCAAGTGCCGTAGCATACCCAATACTTCCTAATGAATTTGCTGCTCCACCATAAATATTGCCTTGTGCAATTTGAGAAGCAGCAGTAGCATTAGCAGAACCAATTCCTAAATTTGCAATATTGGTTGCAGTACCAAGTTGAGCATTTGCAGATCCTGTAGAACCAGCAAGACCTACATTAGTATTAGCTAAATCAATAGCTGCAATATTGCCTCTTTGGGTTTGAAAGTTATTAAATGCGTTTTGATAAGCATTAGAAGCATAATCTTCAGCAAATTTGGTTCTAGCCATATTTGCATTAGAACCACCACCCCCTACGTTTACATTCTCGCTGGTAGCCCCTAGTCCTTCATTTTTCATAAATTGATAATTGGGAGATAAATTAGAATACAAATCAGCAGCAGTAAACTGTTGATTAAAATAAGGATTATTTGCAGTAAGGCTACTTAAAGGAGTTGTTCCATAATTTGCATACGGAGTAAATTGCTGAGAAGCAGTTTGACCGGCAGCTAATAAAGCTCCTTGATTTTGCGTTGCAGCATTAGCTTGAGTTTGTGCAGCATTTTGCTGTCCTTGCGAACTCATATAAGCACCGCCTAAAACGGCTGCGCCTCCAATTACTGCTGCTGTTATTCCACCTGCCATAATGCTTCTCCCTAATCACTAAAACCGAGATTATTAGCTAATAACATTTTAATGCCATTAGAAAGCTTTTCGGTATCTTTTTGTTCAGTTTTATGTTCTAAAATTCGATTAGACATTAATCCACATTCAGGAATAATGTATAACCTATCCTCTATTGTTGCTATATCCGTACAATCATCTGGATTTTCGTAAATATCAATCCAAATAAGTTCTTCATCAAATACACGACCAACTCGCTTAATTCCTGCTGGAGCATCAAATTCCATAGGAGCTGTCAAAGTCTTTATTTCATCATCAATATTGACAGATATTGTTCCCTTTTTAAGAATTACTTTATAAGGGGTTTTATGTTCAGCTCCAACAATAACTGACCAAGGAGGAGCAATCATTGTGCGTATATATTTGCCAGGTTCAAAATCATGCAAAAACTTCACATCAGCTTGAGGCATTTGCAAAAGAGCTTCTTGAAGCCGTTCAACTTTTTCTTTTAGCTGAACTGCTGGAAGAGTTTGTTTTTCAACTAATTGAGTATTCAAAACTGACCCCCTCCGATTCCTAATAAAGCAGTTAAATCAGTAAATACGCCTGTAGATGGGGTTATATTACCAATAGGAGTATTATTAATCTGACCACCATTAATTATGATGTAGTTTACTGTTTGACTAACCACATTAGGGTTTTGAAGCCAAATAAGCCATTCTCTAGCTGGCCTTTGAGTTAAAGGATCTAAAAATTGGCTTTGAGGATACCTAATATTGGTATTAATTGGCCCTGTAGCCATTAATTTTCCCCACCTTCAGCCTTTAAGTTAGCAGAAACAATAACTGCTTTAATTGGATCAGAAACGGCTACTTCATAAATTCGATCTCTTGACCATCCTAATCTGCGCCAAATAGCACGATTATTGTATTTTCCAACTTTGCCAATAGTTACCCAATGCTCATTAGACCATGTAGAACCGCCATCAGATGACCAACGGAGCATAGACTGAGGATCATCACCTTGACCAGTTTGCAAGCCTACGCCTGGCTGAAATTGGATCTGCATTTCTGCAAAATATTGACGTTGAAGGTCTGAAACTAAATGAGGGCATCTACGCAATCTACGAATCGTATTGCCATTATCTGTATAAACTTCATTGTTTAACTGATAAATTTTGCCATTTTCGTAATCGCCTACTAAATAGACGTTTCCAAAAAAAGCACCGCAATTTGAACGATGACGATGATAGCCAGTTAAATTATCCCAAGAAAGCCATTTATGCCAAGATTTAGTGGTTAAGTCATAAACCCAAGTCAAATCAATAGAAGGGAAAACGACCACATACATTTCATGGCCTTCTAAACGATAGGTATAGGTTCTAGCATCATCAATCTTTTGATTCATCAAAGACTGCTCAACGGCATGATTTGATAATCTGACAAAGGTATAGCCTTGAATTGCGCCAATAATTCCTTGACCACGAGCATCTTGAGAAACAAACATAAGCTGTTCTTCAAATTGATATACGCTATTTACCGCAGCGCAACCATGTTGCATCATAGTGCCTGAAATACGGCTAAATGGGAAAGTAGTCAATCCTGAGATCTGACTGCCGACATCCACCCAAACTTCGGTAGTTTGCGAGCCAAATAGATAAACTTGCCTATGATCGGCAACTACCGCTACGATAGGATCAGGCTCACCATCTTTTGTGCCGTAATAAGCATTAGTCGAATAAGGTGAAGAAATATCAGTTGCAGCCCAGTTATTAGTACCAGGCTCGTTGTAAATGTTATAGTTGTCGATTACATCAACGCAAGTAGCACCTTGCCAAGGGCCATCTGTAGAAGCTAATTGCGTAAATGTATTAGTTAAAGGCACATAAAAATAACGATTAGGGCCATCTACAATATAAGCAAAAATGCCGTCTTGAGGATCTCTATTGTAGGAAATCTGACAATTTCCGCTAGTAGTGCTTAAAGTTCCAATTTGAGTAACTGTGTAAGATAAATCAATCTTATAAACTTGATTAGCGCAAACCATAATCATAACGAATGGATCTGTTCCATATAAAGGCTGCATTGCCCTTACTTCGCCTGGAAACAGTTGAGCTACTTCTACGATGCCTGGAGTTGGATATAAAGCTATTGCACCCCTAGAACCTTGACCTTTATTAGGATCAATTTCTAGGTAAAAGTTGATACATTCCTGATCATCTTGATAGATGGAAGGAGCTTCATAGGAAGGGCCAACAAAGCCAAAATCCATAAATTACTCGCTTTCCTTGTATGAATCACCACGCAACAAGGTTTTCATGCTTGCACGACTTATATTAAATTTTTCCATTAATTGTGGAATAGTCATACCAGTTTTCCTAAGTAAACGAGCTTCTCTAGCTTGTTCCATTGTAAGCTTGCAACGAGGGCCTTTACCACCACTAAAGTCTGGGCTACGACCTTTTGCAGCTTTATCAGCCATATTGTCAGCATGAGTGCCAACCCATAAATGCTTTGGATTGCAACAAGAAGGATTATCGCAAGTATGTAAAAGAAAGCCTGTTTCATTTTGAGAAGTTGGAGCATTAAGATTGATTGTATTTGGATAGACAAGCGAATAGATGACTCTATGGGCATAGTAGCCTTTGTCATTAATCCAAGTCCTTCCATATCCATCATGATTCCTAAAGCCTTTCCATTCCCAACATTCATCTTCACCACGCTTATCAATTTTGCTCCAAAGAACTTCAGGAGTGTTTGCTGGTCTACCGCAATTTGGTGAACCAAGCCCAGCTTTTCTAAGTTGATACCAATGTCTTTGTTTTGCCAACTTTTCTTCTTTTGTATACATAAAAATCTCCTGTTGTAAGAAATTTCACTATACATAAAAGAATCAATCTTGTCAAACAATCCTCTACCTGAAAAAACCCCCACTCAAAATCCACCCTGCGTCTTTTGCTCTGCCAACAAGCATAGAGTCTGGATAACCAGCAGCAGCTATTGGTCGCATATTATTGCGTTTAATAGTCGATTTAGATTGAGCTGCATAAGCATTAATCATGCCAATTTGCGTTGCAGAAGCTTTACCATACATAGGCATCAATCGTTCAGCCAAATTCCATCTAAGGGCCATTGAATAGCCTTGTGGAAGAACAATATCGTCATACAAGGTTTCATAGTTGCTAAAAATAGTAGATGAGAACATATGCATCTCACCTTGGCTTGGATTAGGCCATACAAAGACGTTACCAGTATCCGCATTAGGATTGTAATAAAGGGCTTTAGGCCAAGGGCCATTTAAAGTCTTTAAACCAATTTGATTGTAATTATCCAAAGACAAAACAGCTACTTGGTAATCTAAACCGCCATTAGGTACAGCTTGACCATTAGACTGAGTGTTTACCCTTACATAAGCTTGATCAATAAACAATGGTTTTTGATAATAAGCAGTAATAAGTTGAGAAGCTACTGGAGTTGGATAAGTAATATTTAATCGATAAGTACCAACTTCATTAACTTGACCGCCAGCACCAGTAATAAATTCAACAATCTTAGTGCCAGCAATAATTCCTGTGCCTTTTAATGTCTGTCCTTGAGCTACTGCGCCAGTTGTAAGGCTAGTAACAGTCAAAACATTGCCAGCAATAGAGCCTGTAAAAGAAGCTCCAATGTAGTTTGCAGTTGATGGATTAGGGCCAATAGTGTATTGAACCTGACCGCTAATCAAAGGAAATATGATTTCTGTGGTGTTAAAAACCATCATATCTTCGTTTGACCATTGATCAATCAGGTCATTAAGCATATCAAAAGCATCTTGAGCTGCATCAGCCGTTGGAACTTCACCAGCTTCTAATGCGCCAATATCTTTTAATGCTCTACTAATAATATCTAATGGCTTAGTCATATTAAATACCGCCTGTAGCTGGAAGTTCAGTAGGGATTCTTAAATCAGTTAAGTTAAACCAAGAGTATGTACTATAAGTTGTTCTATTTGGATATAAAGAACAAGCTCCTGTATTAGAAACAAAAACAGAAACCAAAGACAATTTCCCAGTTGCATCAAGCCCTGTCATGGTTGTGTAAAACTCTAAGTTATATGGAGCCATACCATCTTGTAATTGTAAAAAAGTATCACTAGTAGCGGAAGCAGCTTTAATACGACCATAACCATTTGTATAGCCGCTTTTTACAATTACACCAACAGATTGACCTGAATAAGCAACAGCCCATCCATTAACTAATGTTGCTGGATTATTAGAACCTAAAATTGTTCCATAAGATTGACCCATTGTTACTTGGGAATTAATGTTAATAGTTGAATTTGATGCTATTGCACCACCAGCATTAGCCACATTAATATTATTTAATACATGATGAGCAGGAGAAGGGGATGCTGTAAATAACACACCACCAGCAGAAGCACTTGTTACGGCAACACGAATATTACTAACAGTCACAGTTTCAGGAGTTTGTCCTGCTACTGGGTCTGCACTAATGGATAAACCATATCCTGAACTTGGTTCCCAAACTGTAAGATTGTCAATTACTACTGCATAAGCTGGTCCTCTAACATCAATACCACTTTGCGAATTTGTTACAGAAACATTGCTTAATGCAATAGCATATCCTGGATTGCTTGCAGAACAATCAATTCTACCACCTGTCCAAACACCATCAATCGTAATATTAGAAGCAGTTACGTTGTGTAGTTGAGTTGCTTCTGAAATAATTGCAAAACCTTCATAGGTTCTTGGTGCTAATGTATTAGTAACATATACGTTTGAAATGTTTACATCAGATACAGGAGCATAAGAATCTGACTTTAATTGGACTGCAATAGTATCGCTATCTTTACCATATATTCCGCTAAAATTACCATTAGATACTTTTAGAACAACACCAAACCAACCACCACAACCAACAATATTAGAACCATTTACATATTGCAAACTTTCCAATAAAACAGCATGAACAGCAGCAGAAGTGTCTGCAATGGAAGTGGCTAATTTAGCAAGTCCTACAACATTGTTTACATTAATATTGGTGTTAAGAGTTCCTGTTTGAGCAACATTATGTACAACTAAACCATCTATGCCATTGCCACTAAAATGAGCATTAACAAAAGTTGTTCCACAATCAACGCCAAAATTGCTTATGTTTATGTTGTTACCATCAATGACTATATTTCCTTGCAGTATTGTCCCACCAATTAAATGACTGTCATCGGCTGCAATTGCTGGCATACCTTCACCAACAATGCTGATATTAGAACGAGAAATTAATAATCCTGAAGTTCCTAAATAATATGTTCCAGCAGGAATATGCAATACACCGCCAACAGAAGGAATTGCTGCAATAGCATTTTGAAATGCCGTATAGTTATTTGTTACTCCATCACCTATTGCCCCAAAATCTAATACAGAAATTGATTCTTGTAATTTAGATTTAACATTTCTATTTACTGCTCCTGTTCCACCTTCGTTATAATAAACATTTGCTGAATCTACAGCATTTGAAGAAATCGGAGTTGCAGTTGTAAAATCAACCACATCTCCTAGATTTAAACCATCTACAAAAGTAACTACAGTTGAACTTGTTTCTGTGTAATTTGTTCCAAAAATTTGTTTAGATCCATTTACAAAAACCAATAAATTATTAGTTCCAGGTTGATATTGAATGGTAGTTAAAGTAAATACAGTTTGACCTTGAGTTGCAGTTTGTTTTTCTTCTTGAGAAGTAAAAGCAACAAAGTTTGAATTAATTCCAACTAAATTGTCATAAGAACCAATTAAAACAAAAGCTGAAGTTTCAACTACAAATTTATAAGAAACACCATCTGAAAGCCAAATTTCGCCACCTGGCACACGACCAGAAGCATCTAAAACAATAGGATTTGAATGTTGAATTAGTCCTGAACCGCTTGTATAAGCAGCTTGTGGAGTAGATGTTCCTGCTGCATAAGTGTATATAAGGCCACCAGCAAGAGGAACTCCATTATTATCAAATAGCTGTGCGCCAGCTCCAAAAACAGGGGAAAGGTTAACTGCCATTTATAGCTCCTAATTAGGGGTAAAGACTTGAGGCAACCAAGGCGCAACAACAGAATCTTGCTTATTTAGCTCATTTAACTGTTCTTCTAACCTAGATTTTATAAGGTTTATGCCGTCTTTCATAGTTTCTTGTTCAATCCAAGAAGCCATTATTTCTTCTGTAACTTGTTCAAAAGGAACTTTTAATGAAGGACTATCAAACCACCAGTTACCTTCAGTTTCCACAATCTGATCTTGATCAGAAAGTTCTACTTTGTATTTGGCATGAGTAATCAAACCATTAATGGCTGATATATCAAGAATTGACCATTTATAATTCATTTTGCTACCCAACCAGTATTTCCAGAGCCTGATTCTTTTACATATAAAGTAGTAGAAGTTCCACCATCTGTTCTTGTAAACATAGAACCAACTACGGCAGTTACTACTCCATTAGGACTTCCTGAACCACTTGTCCATATAGGAGTTCCATCCCCAGGAGCAAAAGTATTAGTAGCAACACCATTATTAGTGCCTGTTAATTTATAGGCATTAGGATTTGTGCTGTTAGGGGTGTTATTTTCTGTCACCCAACTTACACCAACATTTCCTGAACCAGAATTTCCTTGTCTAATTGTGCAATTTGTATCAACAAATTTATTATTAAATGAATATAAATAATTAGTATTTGCTACATTATCTGTAATCATTTGATAACGGATAGTAGTAGGCTGTGTTGCATAAGTTGTTTGACGACAACCTAAAATATTTACATGAGAAGTGTTATAAACACTAAATAAAGTTGTCGTATTGGAATTTTGATAAATATCAATATCATCACCAATAATATTTACAGAATCCGTATTTGTGAATGAATAACAAGTAAAGTTTCCTGCATATGGATTGCCTTCAATATGGCTTACATAAAAATTTATTGAACCACAAGAAGATAATGTAAAGGCATTTGTATTTGTTACAGTATAAGAAAGAGAGCCAATATCTACAGCACAATTTCTAAATTCGCCATCTGTTACATTGTATAAATAATAACCAGTTCCACAAGACAAAGCATAGCATCTATCAAAAACAGTAGTAGTAGCAGAACCTGGAGTGCTTGTATTTTGAAATCCAGTAGTGCATTGTTGTGCTGAACAATCTTGAACTAAAGTTAATGCTGTTGTTGTTGCAAAATTAAAACCAATATGAAAATATGCAACATTTACATTAGAAAAATAAGTTGATATTGGATTAGTTGTTACTATTGCAGCTAATGTAGAAGTTTGAGGAGAGCCATTTCTAGTAATAACAATATTATTAAATATTACATTTCCACTAGAAAAAGAGAATCCATTAATATCTCCAGTAACATTAAAAACAGCATTATTACCATTAATAATAATATCTCCTGTTTTTGTTAATACAGAAGTTATTTTGTATGTTTTTCCTGCAACAAAATTAAGAACAGATGATGCATTTAAAGCATTTTGAATAGCCGTTGTATCATCAGTAGTTCCATCACCTACTGCTCCAAAATCACCAACAGAAACTGTTTCTTCTAATTTTTGATTAATTGTTCTATTGACTGCACCTACAGGAGTAGAGCCACCATTTTTAAAGTCAATTTTTGGAATAAGTGTAGTCATAATTTAACCTTATGGGTGAGATGCTACATAAGCATCAAATTTTTCGTTTAATTCTTGAATTGATTTTGTTAAAAGACCAATTAGAAATGAAGAATCCATTTGCTGATAAACAGGGTTTCCGTCTTTATCAACAGCATCTTTTTCTCCAGTTACACAATCTGGCACAACTTCTTGTAATTCATGGGCAATAAAACCTTGTCCTGTTAATTCAGAATTTACCCATTTATAAGTTACTGGGTTTAATTTTGCAATAGTTTCCAAAGCGTTTTGCATTGGAGCTACATTTTCTTTTAATCTATAGTCTGAAGTAATGTTATAAGAAGTAGTTGTACCATTTGATGTAATACTTCCATGAGAAGTTCCTGCATCGCTAAAATAAACATGGTAATAAGTACCACCATTACTTACAGCGTATGAGTTATAGACATAACCACCAGCACCTAATTGATAACCGCCAATAGCACCATTACCATTTGCATAGACTTCATGATTTAAAGACGAACCACCAATATTCGTTATTGCTGTTCCACTTACAATACATTTGCCGTTTACAGATAAGTTAGTTGCTCCTGGATCTGTAGTGTTACCAATAGAAACACCGCCAGTAGGATACATACGCATTACTTCAGCAGGCGTTGTGCCGTTATATGTATTAAATGTAATACCACCACCAGACTCATAAGCGGATGCTGGGTATGCTTCTACAGAACACCATTTAAAAGACTCTGAAATATCACCAAGCTGTAGTTTTAAACCAGCTTTTTGTGTAAGCGTACTGTTATGGTATCTATTTTGAACAGTTAAATATGTAGTTGAAGCTTGGTCAACTCGGCAATCAATAATAGAAGTAGCAGATGTTCCTACGCCAAGACCTGTACTTGTATAAGTAAAAGCAGAAGTAGAACTAAATGCCCCTGTTCCATTGCCATAAGGAATATAGTTTGCAGTAAGACTTGTTAATCCTGTTCCACCAGCAGCAACTGGTAAAGTTCCAGCAGTTAAAGCTGAAGATGAAGTGGAATAAATGGCATTATTGGCTGCTGTAAATCCAGTTAATCCTGTTCCACCATATCCAGTTGCCAACAATCCTGCAACAGTTACAGCACCTTTTGTGGCTGTGGAAGGTGTTAATCCAGTAGATCCAAAACTAATACTGGTAACAGCAAGAGTTGTAGGATCAGTCCATTGAGGCGCAGATCCACTAGAAGTTAAAAAGTAACCGCTAGTTCCAATATTTAATTGGCTTAGAGCTGTTCCTGAAGAATAGTAAGGAAGTTGACCAGCAGTCCATGAAGTAAGACCAGTACCACCAGCAGTTGTTGGAGTGGTTTTCCAGGCTATTACCTGAACAGAACCACCAGAATCTTTATAGAAAAGCTTGCCATCAGCAATATTGATGGCTAATTCAGAGCCTGTGGCGTTATTTAATAGATTGCCAGCAGTAGGAGCATTGCCTCCTGTAGAGCTTGAATATATTAATAGGGGGGTAAATCCTGTTTGCGCCATCTAGAAAGCTCCTCCACCCATACCGCCAGTAGAAGTTAGAACTCCTGTCGATGGGTTAAATTGAAGTTTAGTGGAAGAAGTTTTAACAGGCAAATTTCCTGTAGAACTACTTACGATTGTTGGATAAAAAGTTGCTGCTGTAGAAGTGTCATCAGTAATAGCTACGTTATTTGCATTTGTGGCAGTTGTAGCTGTTGTTGCACTTGCAGCAGAACCGCTAATATTGACCGCTAAAGAAGTAATTGATCCGCTTGCTGCGTTCAAAACTACGGCAGTTGTGCCAATATAAAGAGTTGAATTGCCTAAAACTCCACTAGGAATAGTTCCTGAAAGCTGTCCTGCTGGCAAAGAAGTTAAATTTGCGCCTGATCCGCTAAATCCTGTGGCTGTAAGAAGGCCAGTAGAAGGATTGAACTGGTACTTAGTAGAGCTTGTATATTCAGTTGTAAGGTTTCCAGTTGTTTGATTAGCGAACAAAGGATAACGAGTTGCATTTGTAGTGGTGTCATCGGTAACAGTCGCATAGGAAGTTGGAGTAGTCCAGGTTGGAGCCCCTGCACCTTGAGAGGTTAAAACTTGCCCTGTTGTACCTACTGCGCTAAAAGCATAAGCAGTACCAGTTCCATAGGCAATACCGCCAGCCGTAGGAGTTGCTGTAGAGTTTGTACCGCCTGAAGCAATCGCTAAAGCTGTTCCTAAAGAGAAAATACCAGCAGAGCTAATTGTTGCTGCATCAGTAGCACCACCATTTACTACAAAATGAATAGCATTAGCAGTTGTTGTGCCAATCGCTAAATCGACAGTAGTAGCAGTTAAATAGACATTATTTGCCTGATTAAATGCGCCTGTGCCTGTAAAGGCATTGCCGTTCATACCAAAGTCACCATAATAGGTGGTATCGGTAGAGTTGTAATTATTAACAATATAGTCTGTAGAAGCAGTTGTGCTTGTATTGTTTGTATTGCTAATAATTACTTGATTGAACGATGTAGCAGAGCTTTGCGCTGTAATTAAAGCATTAGCTGGCGTATATGGCAAAGTGCCAATAGTCAGACTTGTTGCAGTTGCAGTATTTAATCTTGATACATTGGCAGTAAGAATATCAAAAGTACCATCACCAGCAGTTGTTCCACCGATTGCTACTCCATTTAAAGTGCCACCAGTAATTGCAACGCCATTAGCGTTTTGAGTTGACATAGTACCCAAACCAGTAATTGCTGTATTTGGGATTGTTGCAGAAGCTGTAAATGCGCCTGTTCCATTGCCTTTAACATAGCCTGTCAAAGTAGCTGCGCCTGTACCACCTGAAGCTACAGGCAAAGGACTAGAAAGACCTGAAATAGTACCGCCAGTAATTGCTACAGCATTGGCATTTTGAGTTGACATTGTGCCAAGGCCAGTAATATCTGAACTTGGAATAGAAGCAACTGTGCTAAATGCCGTTGTGCCACTAGCTTTTAAATATCCAGCAGTAAATGTTGTTGCCCCAGTACCGCCATAAGCAACACCAATAGTAGTTGCGTTCCAAGTTCCAGCAGTCAATGTTCCTACACCAGTAATTCCAGTATAAGAACCGCTAATCAAGCTAGAACTAATTGTTCCGCTTGTAATTTGAGTAGCAGCAATAGCAATAGGCTGGTCAAAAATGTTAGTGAGTTGCCCTTGCTGATTTACTGTTTGAGTAATCGTTCTTGCAGCATTTCCATAAGTGCCAGTAGTAACGGCAGTATTGGTAATACTAAAAGTATTAGAAGCAAGGGTTAACCCTGTGCCAGCATAATAAGTAGAGATTCCAGAGAACTGAACAAAAGTAATTGGAGTAACTCCAATAGTTCCTGTATCAGCAGAAGTAGATACCCATGCAGTATTTGCTTGAGAGCCGTATAAAACGACTGTGTAGGCTCCTGGCACTTCTGCCCATACATCCATGTCAACTGCTCTAGTCCATGCGCTTGCAGAGGCTACATAAATGCCGTTATCGGCTGTTGCTGTTTGATTCTTAACTAATACTCGATTACCAGCCAAGACTGAATAACCATCAATCGTCTGTAAACCTGACAAAGTAATATTAGTTAAAGTTCCTACTTTACAAGCAGCTTTAGGGTTTAAGCCTTGAGCAATAGTATCTACATACAGTTTATTTGTTATATCGGTAGCAGAAGAAGGAGCAGTTGAAATCTGACCAGTAGCTGTAGAGATATTAGTAAAAACGCCAGTAGAAGGGCTTGTAGCTCCGATTGTGGTGCTATTAATCGTACTATTGGTAATGGTTAACCCTGATTGAACAGGATTAAGCGTTGCATAAAAAGGCTGACCCTGACCTATAAATGTTTGGAAATTTCCATAAACATCAAAATAAGCCTGAACTGGCAGTAGGTTTTGATCTACTGTTGAAGAAGGGCCAGCCATAATGCTCCTTAATAAGCCATTGCCATAAATAGAATAACATCGCCAGCAGTCATATT